ATGAAGAGATGCGAATTAAAAACATTATTAAAGAAGATGAAACGCACAACATATCTTAATGCGTTTCACCTGTTGCAACTATTCAGCACTAAATTTGATTTGATTGTTGATTTCAACACAGTATATTTCAATCAGTCAAATTTCACACTTGAAATTGCTGCAATATACAGCGTTCTAATTGAAGATGATACATTGTATATATTGACAAAAAAGAACGAACTACATCGCATTAATTCATCAAATAATGAGCATGTTCTAATTGATGCAAACTGCATATCATTTTTCAATTCAATAAAATCATTTTTCAATATTAATTAAATTATTAACTATTAAAATTTAAAGTTATGAAGAAATTAAATTTATTTGCATTGATTGCAATGTTGTTTAGTGTTACGCTGTTTATTGCTTGTTCGTCAGATGATGATGACGATGAAACAAAAGACAGTGACGATGTTGCAACGTTAATTGTCGGAAAATGGAAATTTGTAGAAAGCAATCATCCAGAAGAGTTCGAACCTTGCGACTATGAAGGATGGACGCAATTTAAAGAAGGCGGTGCGTATGTTGAATATGATAAGTGCATTAATCAAACAATTAACGGAACATGGAAAATTGACAATGAAGGTAAATTGATTTACAATCAATCGAATGTTTCATTTACATTTAAAATCACTATCAAAGAATTGACAAAAGACAAATTAGTGCTTGAAGAAACAATTTTGGGACACACTTCAATTTTGACATACAAAAGAATAGAATAATAATCCTTTTTTAATTAGTATTTGTATCATTAGTATATTAAACACGATAGGTAACTAATCATTTGTATTGCATTTCTATGAAATCAACGTCCTATTTCAACATCGTGTTTCACACAAACAAATAAGCAATTTGCCCTGCAATTTTCCCTTGCAGGGCTTTCTTTTTATTGCTTCTTCTGTTTCATTTCCCGATGCAATCTGTTATGACATTCAGCGCATAAACTCATTAGATTTGAATAATCATACGCTAATTCTAACAGTTCAATTTCAGAGTTAGCACGCATAAATGATTTGCAATGATGGACGTGTTCGGCAGATGTAATTCTACCAATTCTTTCACATTCTTCGCACAATGGTTGTTCCTGCAATTTTGCAATTCGTAATGCTTTCCATTTAGCGGAATTGTATATCTTTTGACGTGCTTTTCTTTTCTCGTCATTCGTGTATTTTCTTTGCTTTTTAGGCGGTTTGTTTAGAAAAGGCATAGTTGTAGTTGTATTTGGTTGAAAGTCTAATTGGGAGCAAAAAAACGTCCTTTTCGACTTTGTTTATTTCTTCTTCATCATCTCTATAAGTTACTTCATTCATTTCAATTTGTCTGATTGGAATTGTTGATATATCAATTTTTGATAGATTCCAAACGCAAATAACTCTATCAGCAGGATAAATTGCGATGTAAATTGAAATGTGGTTTTTACAATCTTCTTTTAAATGGTTGTACTTTGATACTTCCAAAAAACAATCATTGAAAGCATTAACCATTACATTTCTATTTTTCACTTCAATGTGTAGTTTATGTATATTATTGTTTGTTGTTGCTGTTGCAGTTAAATCCGTATTTGCCGAGATTGGAAGCATTGTATATTCAATATCAGTGAATAATGTATTTAGAAAATCAACAATCATTTTTCTATCAATCATTTCTTGAAAATCAATCTGTTTTTGATTATTTCTCTTTCTTCTCATAGTACACAATTTTTATAATAAGTATTATTGATTGTATTTTCTACAACAACTTTCGCAATATTATATTGTGCTATGGTAGAATGAAATTGAAATAGCAATATAGCTATTAGTAGTAAAATTAAGTCTCTCATTATTTCCTTGATTTAGATTCATTATTATTTTTGTTTTATACTAATAAATATCACAAAAAGTAGAAAAAGTGCAACTATTCGCTAATAATTGCACTTTAAATAACAAAAATAAATTATTTAAATCATTAATTCATTAATACCTTCCGTTTCCCAACGTACTAATAATAATATGAGTAGACTAACTTTAATTAGTTGTATATAAATAGTATTCAATCTTCAATTATTGTCAATAGAAGAAAGAAAAAAAGCATGTAAATTGAATTACATGCTTATCAAGTTTTTGTGTACATTGTTTAATGAGAAAATTACAATAATTGTTACATTATTTATTATATCTCAAATGTATATATTTTATTTGTAAAAAACAACTTATTTGATGCAATCTTTATTAGTTGAATCATTTCTCACACTTTCAAAAATTGCTTTAGCTAATTCATCGTTCAATTCGTATTGATACAATTTCTCTTTTAGTTCTTGATTCTCTTTTAATAATTGAGTAATCATAACGTCTAATTCCAACAATTTTAATTTAATTTTATTCATAACTATCTTTTGATTATATTAATTATTTATTTGAATTTAATTTGTTTTTCAATGCTTTTCTAATTTTCTTTTTCTTCTGATTGTATTTATGTACTCTTTCTTCATTCTTTTTGTTGATATAGTATGTATTTTCAACGATAGTATAATAGAAACTATCGCTGAAACTACCATATACTTTTGTACCTGTTTTATTCTTTCTCATTGTAGAAGTTGTTTATAATCAAATTTTTGTTTTTTAGGTTTTTCTTTTTTCGGTTTGGTTGCAACTAAATCATCTAACAATATGGTATCTTCATACTTCAACAACTTCGCACGTAGCAACCTATTTTCAAGCGTCAGTTTTTCAATTATTGAATCTTTTTCTTTCAATAGTTTTCGTGTCTCAACCGTCTTTTTTAGAGTTTCAACACGTCTCTTTATTGCGGTTGCTCTCGTTACGTTTTCTTGTTGCGTAATCCATTGAAGATTGTTTGCTCTATTATCTGTTTTAATCTCGTTTATGTGGTCTACAACGAAAAAATCGTCCTGTGCGTTTGTCGGATATGTCAACCATGTAAGCGCAACCGCTCTATGTACATTCATTGTCCGATTGTCACCCGTTCCGTAACTACCAATAAAGAAATAGTTGTAACCTGTTTTGGGATTATTGTATTGTTTTACAATCTTGTTGTGCTTTGTTGAATAGATGCGTCCGAAACAGGACACTGCAAAATCTTCATTTTTTTGTCTGTTTTCACTTATCAAAATTTTCCAATTTTCATTAGGTTCACTTAATTCTTCTAATTTGTCTAAATCAATCATCACTTTTAGATTTAAGGTGAACCGACAAAAAATGTCGGCTCTTATTTATTGAAATGGGCTGGGCAACAATGGCGGCAGCATCCTATTGAAATGGGCTGGGCAAAATAGCGTTAGCCGTTTTATGCTGCAATCCCTAATTCAAGTTGAAGTTTACGTTTTGCATCGCTTGCAAGATTCTTCAATTCTTCAATTTCTCTATTGGAAAGATATTCAACATTGGAAGAAAACATTTTTTCATATAGTTTTAATGTTGCAACGCTTCGTTTTGTGAAGGCAACGTTGATGTTAGTGTAGTAACGTTGAAATTCCATATTGTTTTTAATAGCTTTTTCAATATCAAAAGGTTCTTCAATTGAAGTATCAGCGTCAGCATTGTTTTTAAGCTCCGTATTGGAAGATATTTCATCCGTTGAAGTATCTGTTGTTTTTTCTACTAAAGTTGGAATATCAGCTTTATTTTCAATATTATTATTAAAAGAAGTTTTAGCGTTAGCAACTTCATTTGTAACATTAGCGTTAGCAGTTTCTTTTGAAGATATTTCATCTATATATTCATTACATTTATCTAACATTTCTTTTTTATCAATTTCATCAATTGAAAGTGTCTTTATTACATCATAATAGATTTTCAATTTACTAACATCTGTTGAATTGATTCTATTTAGTCTACTAACTTCATTGAGAACAGTTTTAAAATACTCTTTTGCTTGTTGTTTCATATTTAATTTATTTTTATTGTTAATACTCTCTTTTGAATTATCAGTGTTAATATCATTTTTAAGCTCTCTATTGAAAGATTTATCATTAGTTGAAGAATCTGTTATATTTTCATTTAAAGTTGAAATTTGAGCTTTATTTGAAGTAATAGCGTCAGCGGTTATATTATCATTAATTGAACAATCTGTTTTTCCATTATCAATTGAAGTTTCAGTGTTAGCAGTTTCATTTGAAGTATTAGTATCTGTTGAAGTATCATTAAATAACATATCAACAGTTTTATTCATTTCAATTTTATCTTCTGTTTCAATATCTTCAAATACATTTTTATTAAAAGAAGCTTTAGCGTTAGCAACTTCATTTGCAACTTCAACGTTAGTTGTATCTTCAATTTTACTTTTTTCCTTATTATATTTAATACTATATATATTACTATAAATATTATCTTTTATATTATATATATTATCTTTATTTTCTAAAGATTCTATATTATCTATATTTGTGTTCACTTTTTTACGTGGTTCTTTACGTACTCTTTTACGTGCTTCTTTACGTGTTCTTTTACGTGGTTCTTTACATTCATTATTATCTTCTTCATTTTCAATCAAATAATCTTTAATATATTGCGGTTGATAGTTGTTTTTATAGTCAACTATTGCAATCTTATTAGATGGATTTTTTGTGTCTTCAATTGATAATTTATCATATTCTTTGATTTTATCAAAATTCAATTTATATTCATTGGTGTATTTCCCTTTGGATTTTCCAACAGTTTTCACATCAACAATTTTATTGATATATAAAGTATCAATTGTTGCAATTACAAGATTCTTCGATAAGTTTGATTGTGATTGTAAATCTTCATTTGAACGATAGAAATATCTATCAGAATTTGAATACATTGTAGATAATTGTATTAATGTAAATAACATACTTCTGCAATTGTTATCAAGTAGCAAAAATAATGTGGTAGGAACAGCGGTAAATTGATATTCAATTTGTTTTTCTTCTTTCATCTTTTTATAAGGTTTAGTTTATTATTAATCACAGGTTTGTTTTTCAATTTAGAAAGTTAATGCAGGTAGCACAAACCTTATGAAATCACTACCTGCAAACGGCTTGCAATCCGTCTTTCTATTATATAAATATATCTTCACTTCCAAATGTACACGTAATTTTGTTAAAATCCAAAGATTTTTCACATTTTCCCACTTTTTCTTTAACAAACCTTGATTTTCTCATTATTATACATATTTATATATATAAAAGAACTAATACAATGAGAATCAAAAGCAACGAAGCAAACAAAATTTATAGCATGTACAACAATGAAGTACAAACAACAATGAGATACATACACACTTACTTAATAAAGAAGTACAAAAGAATCCAAAATGAGTGGTTGCCGTCACTTTCCATGTTAGCCGACAATTTTTCAATTTTCTACCAATGCAGGGATGCAATAAAAGTTGATGGTATTATGGTAACAGACCGATTCGGAACACTGGTAAAGCATCCATTATTGAAATGCCAAAATGATGCACAAATTCAAATCATCAAGTTATTAAACGAGTTTGGATTAACGGTTAAAGCGGCTGCAAAATTAAATGGTGATGATGTAGAAGAAGATGAAGATAGCCCGCTTTCTGCATTTTTAAATAATGACATTGAAAAGAGATAATGAACGCAACAACAGACATAACAAACACAATATACTATCAATACATAGAAGATGTATTAAATAACAAAGTTATTGTATGTAAGAGTATTAAACTTGCGTGCAATCGCTTTTTGTCATTTTTGGAAAAAGAACAGTACTATTTTGATGATGCAGCAGTTCAACGTGTTATTAATTTCATCTCATTAATTCGTCATTATTTGGGAAAACACAACGGCAAGCCGTTTATATTGCAAGCATGGCAAACGCTAATTATTGCAAGCATTTACGGATTCAAGTACAAAAAAGATGATACCCGTGTATGTCGCAATGCGTTTATATTGATGGCAAGAAAAAACGGCAAATCTGCATTATGTGCTGCATTAAGTTTATATCATTTGATTGCAGATAATGAAGCAGCAAGCGAAATATTTTTTGCTGCAAACAGTCGTGAACAGGCAAAGATATTACTTTCAATCACTTCAAATTTTGCAAAGAGTTTAGATGCGAAAGGAAAGACAATAAGCGTTTATAGAGACTTGATTAAATTCAAAAATAATTTCATCAAAGTTGTTAGTTCTGATACCAGTAAGTTAGACGGATATAATTTGTCATTTGCAATAATTGATGAAGAACACGAAGCAAAAGACAGTAAAATGATTGATATAATTAGTTCTTCAATGGGAATGAGAACACAACCATTGCTGATTGAAATTTCAACAGCAGGATTCAATGTATTCGGAATCTGCAAAGAAAAATATAATACATGCAAAGAGATATTGAACAGATTAAAAGAAGATGATTCATTGCAAGCATTCATTTTTGAACTTGATATTGATGATAATTGGGACGATGCGAACGTATGGATTAAAGCTAATCCAAACCTAAATGTAACTGTTACCAGTGATTTTCTACAATCCGAAATTACAAAGGCAAAGAACACATCATCACTTGAAGTATCTGTTAAAACAAAGAATCTCAACCAATGGTTATCGACTTCAAATGTCTGGATTGGTGATATACATATTATCAATGCAACACAAAAACTAAAGATTGAAGATTTTAGCGGTCTATGTTGCTATTGTGGTGTGGATTTGAGTGCAGTGTCAGACCTTACAGCAGTTAGTTATCTGATAGATACGGACGGAAAATATTACTTCTTCAATCGCTATTTCCTACCTGCATCTGCATTAAGCGACAATAGTAATGCAGAATTATACAAAAGATGGCAACGCATGGGATTATTGAACGTTACAGAGGGCAACGTTACCGATTACGATTATGTATTGAATGATATATTGAAAACAAATAATATCACATATATTGATTCAATTTTTTATGATAGTTGGAACGCAACACAATTTGCAATATCAGCCACAGAAGCAGGATTAAACATGCAACCATATTCGCAAGCAATAGGAAATTTCAATAAGCCTACCAAAGAATTTGAACGGTTGATTTTATCAGACAGAATTATAATTGATGATAATGAAATCACCCGTTATTGCTTCAAAAATGTAACGTTAAAAACCGACCACAACGATAACTGCAAACCTGTAAAAACACAACGACAAAACAAAATAGACGGAGTTGTTGCAATGTTGCAAGCATTAGGCGGACTACTACAACAACCACAATATAATAATGAAATTTTCAGTTTATAATCTGATATTTATATACAAACACAAACAAAATGAATTTCAAGATATTCAAACGAAACAAACATAAAGAAGAAAGAGCATTGACGTATTACAGTGATGCTCTAAACTTCAACAATTATTCATCATTCAGCGCAAATTATGCAATGAGATTGAGTGCAGTTTATCGTGCCGTTGAATTAATAAGCGACAGCGTGGCAATGTTACCAATCTATGTACAATTTGAAGATTCAGACGGATTCAGAACACGTTATACGGAACACAATGCAAACAGATTATTAAACTATCAACCAAACAAATTGATGACACGTTATCAATTCATAAAGTTGCTATTAATAGATGTGATGTTGAGGGGAAACGCTTTTGCATACATAAAAAGAGATGAAGCAGGGAACGCAATAGAATTACAATATTTACGTCCCGACATGGTTACAATCAACTATGATGAATTAGCACAAACTTTAAATTACAGATGCAACACAATTGCAGAAATTGTTGAAACCTGCAATATGATTCATCTTGTTAAATATTCAAGTGATGGTGTACACGGTATTAGCATTTTACAGAATGCAAAAAATACATTAGCATTAACGAATGATACTGAAAAGCAAGCACATAATTTTTTCAAGTCGGGTTGTGCTTTGAGTGGTGTTTTGACAGTGCAAGGACAGTTGCAAGACAAACAAAAGGAGCAAATCAGAAGCAGTTGGAACAGTGCATATAACAGTGATGGTGGTGGGCTTGCCGTCTTACAGGGAAATATGAGCTATCAACCAATTTCAATCAACGCCACAGATGCACAATTACTTGAATCAAGATTGTTCAATATATCAGATATTGCACGTTTCTTTTCAATCAGCCCTGTTCTTTTAGGTGACCTTTCTAAAAGTAGTTACAGCACATTAGAGCAATCACAACTGCAATTTTTGTCGCAAACATTACAACCGTATATTTCAATGTTGGAACAGGAATTTAGCCGCAAAATTTTCAGACCTTCCGAATTGAATCTATCAGTTAATGTTGATGAAAAAGCGTTGATAATGACAGATAAAGCAGCGTTAGCAAGTTATTACGTACAATTTCAACAAAACGGACTAATGACGGCAAACGAGATACGAAAAGAACTGGGATTGCCTGCAATTGAAGGTGGCGATAAAACTGTGATGCAAGCACAATATTTACAACAACAAAATAACATGGTTAATACGCAAACAGATGATACAGAAAATTTATAAAAATACGGATTTACTATTTTCAATTGAAATTGGTGATAACAACAACATCATTGATATTGCCGATATTGGTGAATTAACCATTGTATTTTATACTGATACAACATCTATTGAAAACCACATTATTATAACTAAAGATGATATTATCAATAGCAATCAAATCTTTTTGGATAATAGTAAATTGGATTTATTAAACGAAGGTTTATTGAAATATAACATCAAATTGAGATTCAACAACACTTCAATTGATGAACCTTTCGATATTGCAAAAGATGATGAAACAGAATATTTCATCAAAAATAATAATTTTAATGATGGTAGTAGTTGCACAGGTGGTACAACAGATTCATATTCAAAATCTGAAATTGATTTGAAGTTATCATTAAAAGCAAATTCAAGTGATGTATATTCAAAAGCAGAAATAAATGAAAGATTAGCAGAGAAAGCAAACAAAACCGATTTGCCCGACATTTCAAACCTTGCAACAAAGAATGAATTGAATTTGAAAGCAAATTCAAGTGATGTATATTCAAAAGTTGAAGTTGATGAAAAGATTGCAGATGCAGGAACAGTTGATTTGTCATCATATTATAAAAAGAATGAAATTGATAACAAGCTATCAACTAAAGTTGATGTGGTTGCAGGAAAATCATTATCCAGCAATGATTATACAGATGCAGATAAAACAAAACTTCAATCACTATCAAATTATGATGATACTTCAATCAAACAATCATTATCAACGAAGGCTGATATAAACAATGTATATACAAAGAACGAAGTTGATAAAAAGATAGATGATGCAGTAACAGGTGAGATTGATTTAAGCGATTATTATAAGAAAGTTGAAATAGATAGCAAGCTATCAGAGAAAGCCGACATATCAGCCATTGCGGAGTTAGCGACTAAAACGGAACTGGCGGGCAAAGCTGATGCAGCCGACGTATATAGTAAGACGGAAGTCTATACTAAAGCAGAAGTTGATAAAAAGATTGCAGATGCAGGAACGGGAACAGGCGGAACAGTAACAAGCAGTGAAGTTTATATTTTAAGATGGGATGAGATACAAGCGACAGAAGAACGTGCAGCCCTATATACAAAGTTATATGAAAGTTTTTGGTACAATAATACTGTTAGCGTCTTATTTAATGTGATTAACGGCACAGATGAATATATCATTGATGTTAATAACATATACAAAGATAATTCAGCTACACGCAACGAGATAAAAATGTATGGTTCTTGTATTCTATCATCTTCAATATTTCACGTTGAAATTGTATTAAAAAAGGACGGTTCATTTACGTTTACAAAGAACAACATTGCAATCAATAAGCTAAATACAATGCAATTAGAAGAAAGAATTGAAACATTAGAATCTGAAATAAAAAATCCAACTGAAATGAAAGTTGATTGCTTAAACTATGAATAGAAATGAAATTAGAAAAGAAATTAGATATAAAATTAGATAATGTAATCATTAACAATATCAACGTTAATGATTATGTTACTAAAGACGAATATAATTCAAAAGTTGAAGAATTAAATATCACTAAAGAGGATTTAATTAAAACTGAAACAGAGCTATCTAAATCTCAATTAGAATTAGATTCGACAAAAGAAATTTTAATTGAAAAAGAATCCGAATTAAATTCAACTAAAGATGAATTATCCGAAACTCAATCAGAATTAAGTAATACGAAGATTGAATTAGATAATGCAAAAGAAACATTAACTTCAACTCAATCAGAATTGAATAGCACTAAATCAGAATTAGATGAAGTTACAGAAGATTTAAACGAAGCAAACACAAAGATTGAAGAGTTAAAAGAAAATGTAATTGATTGGTCGGAAATTGGTTATCAGTCTGCATCATCTGTTTTTGTTAGTGCATTTGATTATGCTAAAGAAATATATGATAAATGGGATAATAATACAACATGGATAAATCATACGAGTGATACAAAATTGATTTATTTTCCTTTGGTTGACACTTCAAATGTAACATCATTAGACAATTCATTTGCGAATTGTTTTGCATTGCAAACAATCCCTGTAATTGATACGTCAAAAGTTGAAACAATGGTAGGAACATTTTCAGATTGTCAATCATTACAATCAATCCCTGCAATTGATACTTCAAATGTAACGTCATTAAGTCAAACATTTTATAACTGCAAATCATTAAAAGAATTACCTGCAATCAACACATCAAAAGTTACTCAAATGTATATGACATTTAACTATTGCACTGCATTACAATCAATCCCTGCAATTGATACTTCAAATGTTACTAATATGGCTAACATGTTTACAAATTGTACTGCATTACAAACAATTCCTGCAATTGACACTTCAAATGTCACAACAGTTGATTCAATGTTTAAATTTTGCAACAACTTAGAAAGTTTACCTTTGTTAGATTTTTCAAACGTAGAAATAACAACTGATTTTTTATCTTATTCGTGGGACAGTAATATGATAATAAGTGATATTGCAGGTTTTTATAATTTACATGTTGATTTTGACATTTCAAATTGTAATAATTTAGCAATATATTCAATACTGAATATCTTTGAACAAGCAGCAGACTTATCAACAGAAGGAAAAACAGCAACATTGACATTAGGAGCAACCAATATCGCAAAACTTAGTGAAGAACAAATTGCAATAGCAACTCTAAAAGGCTGGACTATTGCATAATAATTTCAAATAAAAACACAAACAAAAATGATACAATCAAATTACACAGTTCAAATTCTTCAACCCGAAAAAGGGTTCAAACTGACACAAAAGAAAGATGTAGATATTCGTCAAAGAATCTTTAGTGATAAGATATTTTTATCTATTAATGACGATGCGAAAAACTGGAAAGAAATATCGGACGATGAAGCGAATTTGTTGCAACAGAAGCAACGAGAAATAGCGAAACAATAACAATTTACTTTTCAATCCCTGCTGATATTTATATATATATAAAATAGTATCATAGGGATATGAAAAAAGACACAAACAAAGAAATTAGATATATCAATGAAATTCAATCAGCAGATTCAGAAAGTAGAAAAGTTGAAGGTTACGCACTTGTATTCAATTCAGAATCGGAAGATTTAGGATTTACAGAAGTAATTGAACCGACTGCAATAGATGATGAAGTTATTGCAAAATCAGATGTATTTGCATGGTTAAACCACGATGAAAAGAGAGGCTGTTTAGCACGTTCAAGACATGGAAAAGGTAGCCTTAAATTAACAATAGATGATAGAGGATTAAGATACGAATTTGATTCGCCTAAAACAGCGTTAGGAAATGAGCTTTTAGAATCTTTGAAGCGTAATGATATTAGTGCTTCTTCTTTTGCATTCACAGTCGCCAGTGGTGGTGACAGTTGGGAAAAACGAGACGGACGATATTACAGAACTATCAAGAAAATAGACCGATTATATGATGTGTCACCCGTTTATAATCCCGCTTACAGTGAAACAACTGTTGCATGTAGAAGTTTCAACGACATATTAAAAATTGAATCTGACAATTTAACGCAATATTGGGATTCATTAGATAAAGAAATTGATTCAATCGAATAATTATATATAAAGTACAAACACAAATGAACAGTTTAGAAATCAGAGATAAAAAGGCACAATTGAAGCAAAGAATGAAAGATATTGTTTCAATCTGTAAAACTGAAATTCGTGAAATGAATGAAGAAGAATTGAACGAATACAATGCAGCAAAAGCAGAGATTGAAAGTTTAAACAAACAACTTGAAGAATTGAAAGCAAAATTAGCTGAATACGAAAGAGAAGTTGAAGAACCATCAACACAAACAGAAGAAAATGAAGAAAGAAATAAAACAAACAAGACACATAGTACTATGAAAGAATTTAGATTATTATCAGCAATCAATAAGATTGCAAACAACAGAAACTTGTCAGAAGATGAACAAGCCTATGTAAATGCAGGTGCAAACGAAATGAGAAAAGCAGGACTTTCATTTGCAGGTCAAATTCAAATTCCTGTTGAATCCCGTGCAACAATCGCTGCAACAGTTGACAATGTAGGAAAAGAAAATGTTGCAACAGATGTAACATCAATTTTAGAACCACTTAGAGCTAAAAACGTATTAGTTGCAGCAGGTGCGAAATACATGTCAAATTTGATTGGTGATGTGCAAGTTCCTGTAATGGGTGCAGGCAATGTTACATGGGAAAACGAGACAGCAACAGCAAAAGACGGAGCAGGCACATTTTCAGCAGTGAAATTGCAGCCTAAAAGATTGACAGCTTTCATCGACATTTCAAAACAATTCTTAGTTCAAGACAGCAACGATGCAGAAGCAATCATAAGACAAGATTTAATTAATGCTATCAATTCAAAATTAGAAGCTACAATATTAGGAACAGGAACAGGCAGCACAACAGAACCAGCAGGTTTATTTGCAACTGCACCATCTGCAACAACAACTGACTACAAAAAATTAGCAGCATTAGAAGCAACAATTGAAGATGCAAACGTTATTAATGATTGCAAATACATTATGTCTAACAGTGCAAAAGCCACATTCAGAACAACTCAAAAAGGAACAGGCACAGCAAGTTTCATTCTTGAAGGCAATGAAATTGACGGTCAACAAGTTTTAAATACTAGCAATGTGGAAAAAAATATGTTCGCTTATGGTGATTGGTCTAATCTTGCTATTGGTCAATGGGGAGCGATTGATTTAGTTGTAGACCCTTATACAAAAGCAGCAGACGGACAAATCAGACTTGTTATTAATGCATATTTCGATGCAAAAGTATTGAGAGATGGCACAATTGTAACAGGAAAAGTTGCGTAATAATTGAACTAATATAATATCAATATGTATTTAAATTTAGAACTTACAAAGAAACATCTAAATGTTGAACAAGAATATATTGCAGACGATGAATATATCTTGCAATTAATGCAAGTTGCAGAAGATGCGGTTGCGAAGCATATTGATAATAAATTGCAGAATTTAGAAGATGAAGCAGGAAATTTACCTGCTTCTCTTTTACATGCAATAATGTTGTTAGTCGCTAATTTCTATGCAAACCGTGAAAGTGTTGCATTTGCTTCATCAAGCGAAATTCCAACATCATACAACTATCTATTAGACCTATTCAAAGATTATTCATCAAAAAAAATACAATAATGCAAAGCGGATTACTACGAGATATAATTGAATTTGAACAACGTGAATTGTTAACAAACGAATTTAACGAACAAATGATTGAATATAAACCTTGTTTAACTACAAAGGCACAAGTTATATATTCAAGTGGTGCACGTTCCGTTGAAAATAATGAAATAGTTATCAATTACAATCCTGTTTTCGTTATTCGTTACTACCATGCTATCAATGAAACAATGCGTATTAAATTCAATAATCATTATTATCGCATCGTTTCAATCGAACCACAAAAGCAGTATCAACAAAAACGAATAATAACTGAATTAATTAACGAATAGTGATGAATAACAATGCAGAATTCACAGTTGATGCAAAGCAGGTGATTACAATGTTTAATGAATTTAATGCAAAATTGAAAAAGAAAACATTTACAACTGTATTAAGAAAAGCAGCAAACATATTGCGAAAACAGACAATCACCAATTTACGTCAAGTTGTAAAACGTACAAGAAGCAAAAATAGATGGAACGGCAAAACGCTTGAATCTGGCGTGCGCATTAAAATTGCAAAGAGCGCACAGGCTGCAAAGGTGCATTTGATGGGTGATTTTCGATTGAAATTCTTTGAAATGGGAACGAGTGACAGACAGGTTACAAAGGTCAAAGGGAAAAAGCTAAAGAAGCCACGATACACGGGAAAAGTTGATGCAAAGAGATTCTTTCAAAAAGCAAAACAAACAACAGAATCACAAGTTTTTGCAAGCATTGAACAACACTTGATTGAAGTAATAAAAAAGATAAACAATAAGTATAAATGACAGGAATTTCAGTTTTAAAATCAGTCTATAAACTATTGGTAGCTAATGAAGATTTGGTTGCAATAGTCAAAAATAGAATGTACCCTATTATTGCAAATGAAAATACAACATTTCCTTTTATCGTTTATCAGAGAGACAGTATATATGCAGAATACACAAAAGATTGGCGATGCAGCGACAACATCAATATATCAATTAACATTGCAGCAACAACATACAATCAAAGCATAGAGATTGCAGAATTAGTTAGAACAGCAATTGAGGGCAAACGAATAGACAATATCAATACAATCAGATTAATTTCAATGAATGAAGATTATTTAGAAGATACCTACATTCAAAATCTTCAATTCAATGTAATTTATCAATTTTGATTGATATTTATATATATAATAAAATACAAACAAGATACAAGCATGGCAACAAAATATATAAAAGGTGGCGATTTAATGTTATTTGAAAAAGGTACGGGAAGCACCTACACAGCATTTGCATTTGCAAAGTCTCATTCACTACAAATTGACGCTGATAGTCTTGAAGTTAGTTCAAAAGACAGCGGAAAATGGAAAGAATTTTTGACTACTAAATTAAGCTGGACAATCAATGCAGAACACTTATATGTTGAATCAGATTATAATGCAATGATGGAAAAACTTATAGCACGTGAACCAATCGAAGTATTATTTGCGATTGCAACAAATGCGAACGATGAAGAAAAACCATCTGAGGGATGGACGGCAGGTGCAGGTTGGAAAGGAAGTGCCGTAATCACATCAATTTCAACAAACGCAAATGACGGTGAAATTGCTTCATATTCAATCACATTGCAAGGCGCATCACCACTAACAAAACAGACAGCATAATGAAACAAGCATAACTATAATATCTTCTTTTGATGGAAGGGTGAGCACTATTAGATAGTGTTTGCCCTTTTTTTGTGTTTTAATTTGATATTTATTATAAAAGAAAATTGAATTATGAAATTAAAAATAAAAGAAAAAGAGATTGAATTAAAATACACAATCAGAGCGTTATTTGTTTTTGAAAAGATTGCAAATAAGACATTTACAACAACTTCAATAACGGATATGTATCTGTTATTTTATTCATTGATTATTGCGAACGAACCATCAATTGAATTAACGTTCGATGAATTGATAGATATTTGTGATAATGATATTACTATCTTCAACAACTTCGCTACATGGTTAACATCTGAATTTGAAAAACAAGCACAATTCAGTGAAAAGAAAGAATCTAAAAAAAAAGCAACGAAGAAGATTTGACAATTGAAAAGTTGTTCCAACTAATTGTTATTGAATACAAGATTTGCAGTATTGATTACTTTTTCGACAGGATGCAAATTTACGAATTAAATACAATCTTATCTTCATTAAATAAGTCAATTAAAAACGATTGGGAACAAACACGAATGATTGCATATATTATTGCTCAATGCAATTCATCAAAACAATTAAAAGTAACAGATATTTTGAAATTTGATTGGGACAATGAACACAAAGAAGATACAACAATAACACAAGAAGATGTTGCAAGATTAAAAGCAAAAGCAACATCAATTGCAAAGACATTAAACACAAAATAAACAATGAGCGATTTAGTAACACGTTTAATACTTGATAATAAACAGTTCAATGACAACATAGCAAGAAGCAAACGAGAAGTTGAACAATACAACAACATTCAAAGTACAATAACTTCAACGCTTTCAAAATTTGCAGGTGTAGTTGGTGTCGCTATGACTGCGGGACAAGCATTTAATAAAGTATTAAATAGTAGTCAAACGTTAGGCGATTTGACAGCTTCTGCAATGCAAGCTGCAAAAACTGGCGTAGATGAATTTTTTTATAGTCTTGGAAGTGGTGATTTTACATCATTCTTGAATGGTCTTGATGATATTATTGCAAAGTCACAAGACGCATACAACGCACTAGACCAGTTAGGAAATACAAGAATCTCATTTAATTATTATACAGGCAAATTCGATGAAGCAATTGCACAGGCACGATTGACTGCAAAGAACAAACAACTTGATGAAAATGAAAGAAGAAAAGCGTTTGCCGCATGGGATATTGAACTTAAAAAGAAAGAAGAAGCAGGTACAACAGTTGCAAATGATGCGTTAGATGCGCTTACTAAATCAATTGTAACAGGAACAAAATTGCGTGCATCCGATATTTCATTAGCTGATTTTGAAAAGGTGATGAAAATTGATTTAATGCCATCTGCAAAACGTAATGAGGTTAAAGATTACTACAAACAACAATACAATGATTATTTGAAGTTATCAAAGCGAATTGAAAAAGACAGAGTTATTGATGTAACTAAAGCAGGCAACAATTATTCAAGAATACAAGATGCAAATAATGCTGCAAGAATTGCACAGGAAGGTGCAGCAGCAAAATATAAAGATGCAGTAATGTATAATAAATTGTTGAATAAATTGTCAGATGAAGATTTGAAGAAATTGACAGAGTTAGGCAAAGAATATTATGCAACAAGCAGATTGATTGCACAACAACGACAAGAATTTAATGAATCAACGACTGAATTTAGTAATTCAATTGTAACAGCAGAAAAAGCAAAAGAAACAGCAGCTAAAGCAGCAGCACAAAAAGCAGCAAATGCAATTCCTGTTGGTTCAATAGCAGAACTTGATAAAATGATTGCAGAAGCTAAAAAGAAATACAACAACGCAATAACAGATGCAGCAAGAGTTGAAGCATTGAAGTTAATCAAGGAACTTGAACAAAGAAAAGTTGTATTGAATATCACTGCAAAATTCAACAGCAGAGATTTAGAAGATTTGAAACTACCTGTATTGAAAACAGAAGGTTTTGATACTTCAAAATTGAAATTAAAACCAATTATTAGTAAGAAAGACATTAGTTTAAATCAAGACTATGCAAGCTCAATTAATGATGTTACAAGCGCATTTAGCGCTATGGGAAATACTATGTCTACTATTTCGAGCCTTACACAAGACGGTGCAGATAGTTGGTTTAATTACTCAATTAGTTTAATGTCGGCTGTTGCAAATGCAATCCCTGCAATTACTGCATTAACAACAGCAAAGAAAGCAGAAGCAAACGCAAATTTGGAAGCAGCCGCAACGGGTGCTGCAAGTTCTGTTGCTTCAATTCCTTTTGTCGGTTGGGCAATGGCAATATCTGCTGTTGCAGCAATTATTGCAGCAGCGACCAATATTCCAAAACTGAAAGATGGTGGCATTGCATACGGAAATTCAATTGTAAATGTTGCTGAATATGCAGGTGCATCAAGCAATCCCGAAATTATTGCACCACTTTCAAAATTAAAAGAATATATCAGCCCAAAAGAAAGCAACGCAATTGCAGGTGACGTGACATTCAAAATTAGAGGGCAAGAATTGGTAGGAATATTATCTAACTATAATAAAAAGACAAACAAGATAAAATAATAATGTGGAGTACAAAATATTATATACCATTCAAATCTGTTGATGAAAATCAATATAGAATTGATATTGAACAAAATTCAATGACGGATGCAAAAGAACTAACAGGAACTTCAACATCATTTATAGTAAATATAGATGATGATGATTTTCTTTATAAACCACATAAATTCAGTACTGCAACAATTTCTGTTGCAGGTTCTGATTATTTGCAATCACTATTTTCTGAATCATATCAAGATTTTAGAGTTAATTTATACAAAAATAATGAATTGAAATGGACGGGTTTTATAAGCCCCGAAACATATTCACAAAACTATGTTGATGATATATTTGAATTTAGTATTGATGCAATTTCAGCGTTAGCGACATTGCAATATGTTGATTATAGTGTTATCAATACAGGAACACAAATCACATCTATTTTTTCAATCATTAAGAAATGTATTATTGAATCAAAAGGGAAATTCAATAATATATATATTCCATGCACATACGAAAGCGGAAATACAAATTTTCTTCAATCACTGACAATATCAGAGCAAAATTTCTTTGATGAACAAAATGAAGCAATGAAATTAGATGAAGTATTAGATGAAATATGCAAAGTATTAAATTGGACTGTTTGCGACTATAATGGTAGTGTACAATTCATTGATATTGATTATATATCAAAAGGATTTACTAAATACTTAAAATTCAATGCTGATTTATCATCTTTTGAAATCGTTGATATTACAAACAATGTAAATGTACAAGATGTACAATATTGGGGAAGCGATAATCAATTAGACATATTAGGCGGCTACAATAAGGTTAAAGTTAGAACAAACAATTATAATACAACATCACAAGTACCCGAAGATAATTTTGAAAAATTGGATTGGTTCACTAGCAAAAAAGATACCAATTACAAAAACGAATATGAGACAAAACAATATTTGAAAAGTGAAGCGTATAAATTTCAACGTTACAACTTAATTACAGGCAATCCACTTAGCGAAGAAGACAACGATAATTATGATTTGTTTAAAGTTGACCCTACAAAAGTTTTAGGCGGTTTTGCAATAAAAAGATGTCATTGGCAAATGGTAAATAACAAGCCAAATATCACTGAATATAATTGGGAGTACATGTATCAATTTAAAATGATTTCAAACTATAATAAAGACGGGAAAGATTGCACCGATGAGCCGTTAGATTATTGGAATCAAATTTGGATTCCAAAATATGCACCTATATTGCAATTCAATAATAAAAAATCACAGTTATATAAAGGTGGTGCAATCGGAATTTCATTTCAATCGCAATTTATAGTGAATTATGATATGTCGTTAGTCAGAGCACACGAATATGGATATTCAGAAAGAAGGGATTTTGAACCGCTTGCAATTTTACGCATTGGAAATTGGTATTATACGCAAAATGGATGGATGCAGATTGCAAAAGAAAATTTCAATCAAGAACAACACACTTTTAAAGTAGTTACAACTTTAGAAGACAACAGGTATAGAAAATGGTATTCAGTGAATGATACAAAATCACTTCAACAAAATTATGAAGGATTGAAAGGAATGTGTATTGAATTGCCGCAAAATGCTGAATTGATGGGAGACTTTGAATTTCAATTATTAGCTGATACATGGGATTTGGTCGTGAATGCACCTGGTATTGGTTTTATGATTAAAGATGTTAGGATTGATTATTTCAAGAATGGAAATGTTGAAGATAAAGCAAAAGACAATGCAGATAATTTGTATGAAAATATCATCAATTCAAATTATATCAATGCTTTAGATGATATAGATTTAAAGATTTCAACGTACAATAACGATGGTATGGATTATTCAAAATTGATTTACAATGATAAGTATTTGGAAGACAATCTATTTTCAAAACTAACTAATACCAATGTTAGATTAGAAGAACATCTAATCAAACGTATTATAAGTCAATACAAACAACCACGATTTAAAGTGAAACTATCATTAAAGAATGATGAAAAATTGAATCCTTTTGCAATAATTAAAGACAATAATCTACAAAATAAACGCTTTATATTGCAAAGTGGTGAAATAGATTTTGCAAATGAATCCTTCAATATTGTATTGAATCAAATATTTGATTTTGTAGCATAATCCAAAATAACAAGACAAAACAAAGTAAGCAATGACACAAGTAATAATGCAAAAAATACCATCTAAACCACGCTCAAAGTATTTGAATACGGCAAGCGATTTGACTTTTGTTTCGGGTGGTTTGATAATCAATAATGGCGGCAATAGCGGAACAACTTCATCAATTGAAATCATAGACAATTTAGATTCAATTGATGCAAATAAAGCATTATCGGCAAACATGGGTAGACTACTAAATGAAAGAAAATGGAACGCAACAGGCGGAACAATTGATTTAATGACATTGGAAGGAAAATTAAAAGTAGTTGGTGAAATTGAAGCAGATACAATAATAAGCCCTAATATAACAGCAACGCAAGGAAATTTTGATAAATTGTTTGCAAAAGTAAATACAAGTGATACAATATTAACAGATAGAATCACTTCAAAAGTATTTCAATCGGGAAACAAAGGTTTTTCAATTGATAATGTCGGCAACGCTGAATTTGAGAATTTGAATGTTAGAGGCTCATTCAACGTTAATACAATAAACTACAATAAAATCAATGCTTCAAACGGTGAAATTTGGGTCACAGATGCAGCACAAATCATTTCAATTGATGATAACGCAAAACAAATAGAAGTAACTGAAAATGTGTTCCAAACAGGTGATATATTATTGTGCCAAGTGTTTAGCGGTGACAATATAAAACATTGTCAGATTCAAATAGTAAGTGCAATAACATCTACAACTTCATCTGCATTATATTCATACATCAATATCGAAAATTCCGACCAATTGAAAGTATCTGATACTTTAGTTAGATTGAACAATGATACAGATGTAGACAGACAACAATACATCAAATTGTCGCCATATCAAGGCAGCAAAATAGATATAATTGATAATGACAATGTAAATGTGCGTTTGGGAAATTTAAGCGGTATCACAGATTCACAATTTGGTGTATTGTCGGGCTATGGACTCTATGCAAAAGATGCATATCTACGGGGAAATTTCAGCACTTCAACCTGTAATTTTAACTATGACGGTTCGGGCAACATTTGCAATAATGCGCTTACATGGGATAAAAACGGAAACTTCAATTTCAATGCAAGTATAACAGCAGAGCAAATAACAGGCGGCACAATAAGCAGTGATTTGATTGAAGTTAATGAAGTGGTAAATGAACCGCACTGGGCATTAAAAAAAGATGGTAGCGGATATTTAAGTAATTCTGCAATAACGTGGGATACAACAGGAAAATTGCAGATGAATTTAGGTATCAAAAAACAATTTAAAACAATTGAATTAGATTCTTATGAATCCACAACTTTTGCATTAGATTTAACGGAAGGCTGGAATTTCATTTTCACTAAAAACAGTGATAATAACGATAGAACAATCAATTTGCCAACAGATATAAATTTAGATGGAATTGATGTAGAAATCATACTAAAGGGAAATCCAGGCTATGTAAATTTTACGACCAATAAATATAATGCAATACGTTACAATAGTGCATTCGTTGATACAATTAAATGCGGACAGCGTGATATGCGTATAAAACTTGCATTCCGCAGAGACAAAAATAATAAGTATTGCGAACCTTGTATTGAAAATACACATGCATTTAGTTTATACAATCATCAATCAGCAAACAAATGGGAGTATTGCGAAAACAATTACTACAACAGCTAATAACTTCTTTCAATTTCAAATTAAGTTATATACAGTTAGTCAGATTTAATATAAGTAAAAGCAGATGTTAATTTCTATTAACCATTCGATTTTTATAATTCAATTTTCGTAATTTGCAACTGCAATCAAGATTCAATTTCTGTTTCTGATTGCAGTTTTATTTTGATTATTAATTTTAAAATTATATTATTATGGTAAAAGAAGAAACCGCATTAAAGTATGTAGAAGCAAACGAAGCTAATTTTTTAGCAACAAAGAGTGAAGATTACAAACAGAAGTACAGTAAAAAAACACTTCAACAAAAGTATAGTACAATTTCATCTGCACTATCAAGATTAAATAAAAAAAGTGATGGAAAGATAACTACTAAAACAGAAGTTATTGCAGCTTTTAAAGTTATAAAGAACGCTATTGATAATGTAAATGATGATGTTATTTCATATATTAAAACAAGTATTGAAGAAACTTCAAACTTGATAGAAACAAGAGCAGAACGAAAAAGACAGAAAGAAGTTAAAGATGCACAGAACGAGATTGCACAAGCATTGAAGAAAGTTGAAGAGCTAAAAACTAAATTCAATTTGACGGATGAACAGATAGAGGAATTGAAAGCCGAAATAGAAAGCAAACAAGTTACAGAATAAATGAAATGTTGCTTAGTAATTGAATAGCTATTATCAAATGATGATAGCTATTTTTTTTTGTTCCGTCTTTTGGGTAAGGGGGGATGATTTTTTTTCGGGGAAGTAAGCAATACCCCGCTACCAGTACAAAAAACATGGACGGAATTTTTTCAAAGTTTCTGTTTTGTGGTTTCAATGTACCTAAAATATATAAAAGAGTTTAGAAATGATACCCCGCCCCGTTGAATCCCCGTCTGCGATGGCAGACATCCAAGTCATATTCCGTAAAGTCCCTGTCCTCGCGTGTAGCGGAACAGTGGACTACTATCAGGTTTATAGGTCGCATAACTTCCGACATCAGGCTTCCTTCAAACTCATGCCTGCGCTGCCTGTATTGCTGCGCTGCGCACACTCCTTATTGACACACTGCAAAGCGGCAGCCTGCGCCAACTGTCCTCGCAACGAGAAAATCTCCGTATGCATCTCCTTCACCCTCGAACTAAGGTCGAAATAATCCTTCAACACCTTCTCCAACTGCTGCATCAGAAAAGAATACTGGCCTTTCACCAATTCGCTGAACTCTTTGACCTCTTGCGCCATAACCTTGCGCTTCTTGCGGTTACTGCCCAAAAAGGGTAGAATCGTCATAATAATCTCTATGATTTTATCTAACAT